CCATAAGGGGGACTCCATCGGATTTGCCTTCCAAGGTTCATACCAGAACCCCGATTGTGAATCTCATCTGTAATGATTGCAACTTAGGCGAGGTTGCTCCCATATCTAGGCCTCCCTTCAACAAGGAGAATAGACATGGCATTACCAATTACCGTTCTTCCCGTGGAACAGAACGGTTTCTCGACTGTTCATGGTAATAGTTGGATCAGTAGGCGCACTAGAACGAAGCAGGCACGTCCTTACGACATACCTGCACCGTATCAAAGGCTCTATCGGTCCACTATGAACATGTTTAAGTCGGGTGTCATCCCATACACATTCGGAGAGAACGTGTATCCTGTGCAGTCCTTCCCAGAACGCACAGCTTATACCTATCTTCCGTCTGACAACTATGGTCACCTGCAATTTTATCGAAACGAACTTGAGCTTGCTCAAAATCGTGCTATCGATTGGCTGCGGGGTGAGCTTGGTGGTCAAGCGTCTATGGGAATCGCCCTAGCTCAATCTAACCAAGCTTTTTCTATGATCGCTAAGCGGAGTTCTTCTCTGCTTAAGTTCATGACAAAGTTAAGGAAGTTTGATCTAGGTGGCGCCTGGAGAGCCCTGGAGGTAACTCCTAAGGGACTCAAAAACTTAACCTCTTCAGAGGTGAAGTTGAAGAAGGGAGCGAAACACTTTGCTTCCAACTTCTTAGAGGTGCACTTTGGCTGGGCACCTCTTGTAGGCGACATTTTTAATGCCATAGAGACACTCCAGTCCCCCATACCTCTTGGTCGAGTTAGGGGGAATGGATCGATGCCTTATACTCACAATCACCTATGGGAATTTATTAATCCCATCTCTATTCAACGGGGCCATGTAACAATTGCCTCGGAGCATAAAGGTAAAGTGAAAGTGCGTTGCGGCGCCGAAGTTGAGGTTAACAACCCCAACTTGTATCTAGCCAATCGCTTGGGTCTAACCAACCCGGCTCTGATTGCTTATGATGCGATTCCTTTCAGTTTCGTCCTAAACTGGTTTATTACGATAGAGCAATTCTTATCGCAGTATAACATGTTTATGGGCTTGACTGTTAAGAACCCGTGGATGACAATCAGGTTGTCTGATCAATGCTACTCTGAAATGAACTACAACGCCCCTTATTGGGGTGAAGCAGGTTATGGAGAGTGTGTTACGATCAGTGAGAGTGCCGTAAGGACTCTCAGTTTGCCGGCGTACTCCATTGCGAGGAAACCGGTGATACTCACCAGTCCGACTAGAGCCATCACGGCCGTGTCGTTATTAATCCAGAAGGGTTTCCGGGGGTAAACTCCCTGCTCTTCTATTCCTTCCTTAATAGGAGTTTACACATGCCTGCATTGGCTGATATCACCATCAAGAAGAACGATGGTTCCACTGACATCACGTATACGGGTGTCGCCCCCTCGAGTGGGGATAGTTCTCCGGCTGTCTGGAAGTCGGCGAGCGTTGGTAGTGCTGCCTCGCATCAACCCGAACTTCGTCTCACTTCACGTGATGCGAACAACGGGGGAAAGCGGGCATTGCGGGCTACTTTTGTATACCCGCAAATCGCAACCAACTCGACCACGGGTATTACCTCTGTGGTAAACCGTGCGATGGCGTCTGTCGACTTCACCATCCCGAAAGAGATGGCAGCGACGGACGTCAACGAGTTTGTTTCCCAATTCTCGAACCTGTTGGACTCCACGCTGATCGTTGCGTGCGCCAAGGCTGGCTATTCCGCGTCGTAAGACGTTGGGTAGCTTTCCGTAGTACCTTATTCCCTCGGGAATAAGGGCTTACACAGTTTCGAGCTAAAAGGAAATAAACCGTGCTCAATCGACTTACACCAGACGTGGAGTCCATAGTCAAGACCCTAATGGGCGACTTAGACACCCCTCGATCGCTAGCGGTAAAAATGCTAGTCGAGAATGGGGAGTGGGTTCAACTAGCCAATTTGGAAGTTGACCCAAGGCGTTACACTGACCCCGAAGAGTATTGGAAAGACGGCATGGCTACGGAATTACTCCGTAAGTGTGCTGACTTTTCCGACCCCTCTTCACTCTCCCTAGTCACCTTTAACAAGTGGTTGTGGGCTGAGTCCCAGTGTAGGCGGACAAACCAAAGGCTCTCAATGCTCGATCTCCCTCGACCGTTATTGACGGACGTAGAGCTCGCGTTATTATCTTTTCTTGATAATATGCGTAAAGTCATTGAAGGTATCATTGGTTTCGCCCCACCCCAATACCTTCCTGGAAGGTTTGGTCCCGGTGCGTCTGTCAGTGATCCATCTATTCTGGCATCAATACCAGACAAGATGTCTTCTGTTCCAACTTTCACTCCTAATGCCTGGCTCGAACTTGTCCCCTGGGCGGGGACGGCTTGGGCCTCTGCGCAAGCAGCATTAGGGAAGTCACCAAGATCGGTTCGTGGAAATGTTTATTTCACGGTACCTAAATCGGCTAAGATTCTACGCGCTTGCGCTAAAGAACCGTCGATCAATGGGTATTACCAGCTGGGTGTAGGCTCCTTTCTTAAGGATTGTCTGCGTTCGGTTGGTGTTGATCTGTTCAATGGCCAGGAATTCCACTGCGAGATGGCGCGCAAAGCGTCTCTTTCAGGAGATTTCGCAACTATTGATCTGACTTCAGCCAGCGACACAGTAGCACATGTATTAGTGAAACGTGTGTTACCCCGTAGATGGTTCGAGCACTTGGACCGCTTGCGTTCACCGATGACCTTGGTGAACAAAAAGTGGTACCATCTCGCGAAGTTTTCATCTATGGGAAACGGCTATACTTTTGAGCTAGAGACTCTCATCTTCTACGCGTTAATTAAGACCATAAGTCCTAATCTCCGCGCGGGTGTTGATCTCTTTGTCTATGGGGACGATTTAATCGTTCCAACTGACGTCGCTTCAAAAGTAGTCCGAGCCCTGGAGTTGTTAGGGTTTACGCCCAACAATTCAAAGACCTTCTTAGAGGGTCCTTTCAGTGAGAGTTGCGGGGGAGACTTCTTTGGCGGGGTTGGCGTTAGAGCCACCTACCTAGAGGAATTACCAAATGAACCGCAACAGTTCATCGCTCTCGCAAACGCGCTTAGGCGCTCATGCAAGGCGGCTACGGAGGATTTCCTCCCTAATCGCTGGAATCGTGTTAGGCGTACTTGGTTCAGATGCCTGGATTGCTTACCCAGCAATATCAGGAGTCTGCGAGGCCCAGAAGGCCTCGGTGACCTTGTACTGCACGACACTGAAGAACGATGGCAAACCCGCTGGCGCAGTTCCATCCGATACATCCGTAGCTACCGACCTTTGCTCACTCATAAGGTGAGGTGGGAAGGTTTTGCTTATGATGTACAGATGGCTTCTGCTTTATACGGAGTGCCCACGAACCTTCCAACGAAGGCGGGCGGCTTCTACCCAAGAGTTATACTCGTAAGTAGTCGCCAATCGACCGTGGGTTACAAAGTAGGTTGGGTTCCGCATTCTTGATGTGGAATCTCTGATTCTTAATTACCTTTCGTAGTTTTGAGTTAGAG